GGGTCTGAATATAGAGTATAAGTTTTATTCATTATAAACTCACTTCTTTTTGCGTAAATGTATAACCAACTTCTTTAAGTTTATTTATAGCAAATTGGCTAAATGTTTTTTGATTTGTAATCTGACATAAAGCTATTGCCTTTTTACAGATAGGGTAAACTAATCTATTTCCATAGACTGTTTTTACTTCTATTATTAAGTTCATATTTGAAATTCTCTCTTTCATTGTGTTAATAGATCATAAAAAAAAGAAAAAAACAAGAAAAAAAGTTAAATTAATCTAAATATCTTAAATATTTAATATATAGATAATTAAGCAATTTATCTTGATCTTTTTGGCTAAGCTGCTTATATTCTTTATTTAACTGTTTATCCTTGATAATAAGCTCTATAAGCTGATTATCTTTGTTTATATCTCTGTTTTTTATCATACTAATATAGACGAATTTCACGCCAAATTATTCCAAAAAACCACGAATTATTAAAACTTAATGAATAAATACTTAAATAAATACATAAAGAGATATAAAGATCTATATAAGATAATACATAGAATATATTTAGAAATTGTTGATATACTTAGATTGTGTAAAGTATATATTTGTTTTTATATTAATGGATATATAAAATAACAAAATACATTTTACAAAGCCTATAAAGACAATAATAAACAAAATAAATTAAGAACTACATAAACAAATATATAAAATAATATTTTATTACAGTATTTATAATATTATGATGTATATCGGATAATATTTATGTAAATATGTACTATATTATTACTATTATTTTATATGAACAAAATACAAACAGAACTGTGTTGTAAAAATTTATGTGGCAACCCCCATCGTATTTTTTTTTATAATTATACTACCGATTACAACTCAGAACTAATGTCCATAAAGGCCTTGCCCATATAAATACAGATATGATAGAGTTTACAAAAAATAAAAAAGATATACCTGAAGGTAAGCTATATAGTGAGCTAACTATATTTGGCTGGGATAAGAAAAAAGAAATGCAGCATAGAGTATGTTTATATTGTGATGCTTGGGGATCTTTTGCTATACAGCCTAAAGACGCATACAGACAGTATTATTTTTTATGTGGAGATCATTACTCAAGTGAAAAAACAGAAAAAATCTAAGCCTAAAATTGATGTGTTTAGTATCTTGGTCAAAGAGCTAAATGACAGAACCCCTGTAAAACAAAACTCAGGTAAAGGTATTGTCAAAGATAGCACAGTTGCACGAATACAAGATATATATAGTGGGGATAAGAAAGACGATGTATGAACACGATTACGATCCCATACAAGCCTAGAGACCTACAAACACAAGTACACAAGAACCTTAAAAGATTTAATGTATTAGTATGCCATAGACGATTTGGCAAGACTGTATTAACAGTTAATGAACTAATAAAGAAATGCTTACAATGTAAGCTACCACGACCACGATATTATTATATAGCTCCGACCTATAGCATGGCAAAAAGGATAGCTTGGGATTACCTCAAGTATTATACCTCTGTTTTACCCAATATGGACTACCATGAGACCGAATTAAGAGCCGAGCTACCCAATGGGGGTAGAATTCAGTTATTAGGCTGTGAGAGGCCTCAAACGCTAAAAGGACTATATATTGATGGAGTGGTACTAGACGAGGTTGCCCAAATGCCTCCGAAGATGTGGACTGAGGTCATACGACCAGCTCTATCAGACAGAGAAGGTTTTATGATTGCGATTGGTACTCCTCAAGGTCATAACGCCTTCTTTGATCTCTATAATCATGGACTGCATGATGATAACTGGTACACAGAGAAATTTAAGGCTAGTGAAACTAAAGTAGTTAAAAAAGAAGAATTAGCAGAGGCAAAGAAACTTATGCCTCCAGAGATATATGAAGCTGAGTATGAATGTAGCTTTGAAAGTTCTGCAATAGGAGCTATCTATTCACAAGGACTGAATAAAGCAGAAGATGAAGGCAGAGTAACAAAAGTGCCTTATGATCCTACAATGAAGGTATCGACCTTTTGGGATCTAGGAATGGCAGATAAAACCTCTATATGGTTTTGTCAGCAAAAAGGAACTGCTATACATCTGATAGATTATTTTGAGGACTCCGGAGAAAGTTTAGAATATTACTCATCGGTGCTACAAGATCGTGGATATATCTACGATACGCATTATCTACCACACGATGCACAAGTACGAGAGATCGGAACTGGTAAATCGAGGGTAGAAATAGCACAAAGTCTTGGTCTATCGACCAGCATTGTGCCTAAAATGAGTATTGAAGATGGTATTAACGCAGTCAGAATGACATTATCACGATGTTATTTTGACTTTGAAAAGACAAAAGAAGGATTAGATGCCCTTAGACAGTACAGATGGGCAGTCAATGACAAAGGCGAAAGCAAAAATAGACCACAGCACGACTGGACTTCCCATAGTGCAGACGCATTTCGCTACTTATGTACTGGATTACAGGAAACAAAGAACTGGGCAACACAAATTAAATATCCGAAACTAGGAATTGTATAATGAAATTAACGAAAGAAAGATTAAAAGCACTTATATCACAAGAAATTACTAATTCTCTTGGCTATTATGGTGGTGAATTATCTTCACAACGCAAAAATGCACTAAAATTTTACTTAGGAGAGCCACTTGGCAACGAAGTAGAAGGTCAATCGCAAGTTAGATCGCAAGATGTGTTAGAAGTTGTAGAGAGCATACTACCAAGTATGATGAGAATATTCACACAAGGCGAAAGTATCGTAAGATTTGAAGCAAATGGGCCAGAAGATGTGCAATATGCCGAACAAGCATCAGATTACATTAATCATATCTTCAACAAGGACAATAATGGCTATCAAATCTTGCACACAATGTTCAAAGATGCCCTTATTTCTAAAAATGGTTTTGTAAAATACTATTGGAAAACAGATAAAGAGCAAAAACAGGAGTCTTATGAAAATCTTACTGGTGCAGAGTATCAAGCATTACTTGCTGACACCGAAGTTGAAGTTGTAGAAGTAGAAGAAGGCGATGTTGACCTAGATATTAACAATGTTGACTTCAGCGAGACAAAATACAATGTTACTGTTCAAAAAGTTAAAGAATATGGGCGTGTATGTGTAGAAAATGTTGCTCCAGAAAGCGTTTTAGTGAGCAAAACTGCAACAAGTTTAGAAGATTGTAACTTTATTGGACAAAGAGTTTTTAAAACAAGATCAGAACTTATTAGTATGGGGTTTGACAAAAAGATTGTCAAAGAATTACCAGTAGCAGACGAAGAAATTTATAATACAGAAGCTGTTACACGAAGGTCATACGATGATGAGACGATGCCACAAGAGTATCAAAACATCGATCCTTTACTGACTAGAGTAAGTGTCATAGATTGCTACATGAAATGTGATTTTGACAACGATGGTATAGCAGAATTAAGACACATCGTAGTTGGTGGATCAGGGCCAAACGCATATCATATACTTGAAAACGAACCTATAGAGCAAATACCTTTTGCTATGGTAACAGCAATACCAATGCCTCATAGATTTTATGGTTTATCTATTTACGATCTAATCGGTGATGTTCAAGAAATCAAAACAACACTTCTAAGACAAACTTTAAATAACGCTTATCTTCAAAACAATGCCAGAACTGTAGTAGTAGATGGGCAAGTGAATATTGATGACCTCCTTACATCGAGAGCTGGGGGTATTGTCAGAGCAAAATCTGCTGGTGCAGTTACCCCTTTAGCTTCTCCAAACTTTATGCAAGAAGGATTAGCGATGATTGACAAAGTTGATGGCATAAGGGAATCAAGGTCAGGTGTATCTAAAGTACAAATGGGTTTAGATAGTGATGTCATAAACAAATCACACACAACTGCCACAAGTGCAAATGTGATGATGAACGCATCTACACAAAGAATAGAACTCTATGCTAGAAACTTTAGTGAAGGTGTAAAAAGAATGTTTCAAGGTATCTTACAACTGACTTGTAAGTATCAAGATCAAGAAAGAATTATAAAATTAAGAAATAAATTTGTGCCAATGAATCCTAGAGATTGGCATGACAAATATAATGCAACTGTTCAGGTTGGACTTGGTACAGGATCTCAAGATCAACGATTAGAAGTGCTTGGTAGAGTTCTTGCAGTACAGGAAAAACTTATTGCATCAGGTGGAATGGGTATTGTAGATCCACAAAAAATCTATAATACTTTAGAAAAGTATTTAGAAAATGCTGGATATAAAGATGCAAGTCAATTTTTTAACAATCCACAATCAATGCCACCAAGACCACAAAGACAAAAGAGACCAGATCCAACATTGGCTTTGGCTCAACAAGAATTACAGATGAAACAAGCAAAAGACAAAGCAGAATTACAATTAAAAGCTAGAAAACAAGAGACAGACGCTGTTGTTGCTAGAGAAAAACTAAATTTAGATCAACAAAAACTAGCTACACAAATTTTAAAACAAGACGAGGGTAATCAAATACAAAAAGAAAAACTAGCATCACAAATTTTAAAGGAAGGTATTAATTAATGTTTCAACCATTTGGATCAAGCAGCCTTGCACAAAACATCATAGACTCTAGACTCTCTGGAGTAAACGCTTCTACACCTATGGAAAGACAAGATATTAATCAGTTTGGTGTATTTAGAAATCCATATTCACCAGAGGGATTTTATGCTAATGAAACAGATCAGTTTCCAAAACCAGCCTTCACACCACCTACTATTGATGAGGAAGGCAACCCACAATGTAACAATGAAGAAGGATATTTCTACGATCCCATTACAAATTCTTGTAAACTTATAGAACCTGAACCAACTAGCGATGGTGGTGGAGATAATAAAACACCACAACCAGTTTATCAGGGTGTGGGAAGTGTATTTAGTCCAGCACAAAATGCCTTTATGAATTTAGGATTAGGTGGCAGCACAGCAGATGATGTAAAATCATATTTTGGATCAGGAGAGATCGATCCTTATGGATCAGGACTAAGTGGTTTATTTAGAAGATTTACTCCAATGGGCCAGATTTCTACATTTAGAGATGTAAATGCACTTGTAAATGCTGGTGTACTGGATAGAGCCGCTGATGGTACATTAACATTTGCAAAAGGTGGTAATCTTGCATTAGCACAAGCTAATCAAAAGTTTGAACAAGACCTTGCAAGAAAGCAAGGTTTGAACTTAGATGCACAAGCAGATACACCATACGCTGTTGATGCCTCTGGCAATCCAATTTACATGAAACAAAGCAGAGGTGACAAAGCTGATGATATGGGAACAATAAATCTTGATGGTAGATCATCAAGACCATTCCAATCTAACTTTGGTGCATCTAATATAGTATCTTATAGTCCACCAGATCCAAATAGACAGAAAAGCAGAAGTGAAAAAATGTTTGAAGCAAAACAAAGATTTGGCCCAACTAAAATGTATAATACAGAGAAATTTAAGGGATTAGGTTTTACAAGTGGCAGATAACGAACAAAAAAGAAGCCAACAAGCAAAACACATACTTGAAGATCCAATATTTATAGAAGCAGTAAACACAATTCGATCCGACCTAGCTAATGAATGGCTTAACAGCGATGTAAAAAGTTCAGAACAAAGGGAAAACATCTTTATTATGAGAAGAATGTTGGAACTTGTTGTGATGCAAATAAAATCAGTCATGGAGACTGGTAAAATCATAAAAAAATAGGAGAAATAAATGGCAGAACAACCAGTAATGGATTCTGCAACAGAAACTCCCAGTGAATCTGTTGCACCAACGCCCAAGCCTCTAAACACAGGAGAGGCAGCAGATGTCTTGAAGAACTTACTTAATCCAGAAGCCTCTAAGACTCAAGAATCTGCAAGTGATGAATCAACAAAAGAGGTAAGCGACTCGGAAACGAATATCGAAGATACTTTTGACGATCCAGAACTAATAGATCAAATTGAAGATGAACAAACATCTGATAGTAATCAGGAACTTTATAAAGTTGTTGTTGATGGACAAGAGCATGAAGTCACCCTTGATGAACTTATGAAAGGTTATTCACGACAAAGCGATTATACTCGTAAGACCGAAAAACTATCTCAAGAAAGAAAAATTCTAGAAGAAAGAAATGCACAAGCACAAAGGTTAAACGAGGAGGCTAAAATCAAACGAGATGAATATGCTGCAAATATAAAATTGTTAGAAGAACAGTTTTTGGCAAATGAATCAAAAGTTGATATGGACAAGCTGTATGCAGAAGATCCAGCAGAATATGTGCGTGAAGAAGCTCGTCAAAGGAAAAGAAAAGAAATGTTACAACAAACCAGAGATGAGAAGAAAAAACTTCAAGAAGAACAGATGATGGAAAATATGAAAAATCGTCAGATTTATCTTGCACAACAAAGTAAATTACTTGCTGAAAAACTGCCAATATATGCAGATCCAAAGAAAGGCCCACAATTTCGAAAAAACCTACAAGAATACGCAAAAGAAGTAGGCTATTCGGATCAAGACCTCGATCAACTAATAGACCATAGAGCAGTTGTTATGTTAGCAAATGCTTATCGCTATGATAAGTTAAGAAAAGCTAATCTCAAAAATAAAAAAATAACAAAGGTATCTAAGGTCGTCAGTTCATCAACACAAAAAGTTCAAGACGATGATGAATCTTTACAGCGTATAAAATCTAAAAAAGCAACTCTTAGAAAAACAGGAAAAGTAAATGATGCTGTTCATGTTTTACAAGAGATGTTCTCTAAATAACAACATATAGAAAGGAATAAGTAATGGCACAACCAACCAATACTTTTGATACCTATGATGGTGCGAATTCTATAAGAGAAGATTTAGCTGATGTAATTTACAATATTTCACCGACTGAAACTCCTTTTATGAGCAACGCAGCAAAAGGTACAGCAACAAACACACTTTACGAATGGCAGACAGACTCATTAGCTGATGCTGCTGCTAACGCACAAATCGAAGGTGACGACTATACAGGCGATGCAAGAACTGCAACTGTAAGACTAAACAACCAAACACAAATCTCTGCAAAATCAGTAACTATATCTGGAACTGACGATGCAGTAGATAATGCTGGTATGTCAACACAGATGGCTTATCAACTAGCAAAGATGGGTAAAGAACTCAAGCGAGACATGGAAAGAGCTTTTGTAGGAATAGAAAATGCAAAAGTTGCTGGTAACTCATCAACTGCAAGAGAGACAGCTTCTGTCGGAACATGGTATGGTGGTAACAAACCTGGCA